AAGAGATAGATGATGCACTAACCCAGAATGATAATCTGATTTCTGGTATAGATGATCGTACTCAACCTGTTACTCTTGGAACCAGCAAAGGTTTTGCAAGGGTAAATGTTATAACAACAGGAACTTCTACTTTTACAGATGCCACAGGCACAATGAGTAGTTACGAATCAACAGATGTTGATTTTAATATAGGTTTTTATCAAACAAATTTTGGGTTTGATGGCGATATTGGTAAAGTTAGTGTTTATAATAAATATTTAAGTGATAGCGAGATTACGGCACACTATGACAAGTATAAATCAGATTTCGGATTATCATAATTAATATATAATACAAGATTTAAGAATATAAATTCTAAAAATATATATTTCGTATATTTGTAAAAAATAACATTTAAAATATTAAAATATGGCCACGACTGGGGTTTTTAACGGTACTGATTTGATTCTGAAAGTCGAGTCAACCACATTAGGACATACAACAAGTTGTTCACTTACTTTATCAAATGATTTACCCGACGCGACAACAAAAGATTCAAGCGGATTTCAAGAAGTTATTGCGGGAACAAAATCGGGTGAAATTTCCTTTGATGGTTTAGTTGCTTATGATGATAGCGCAAACGCAATTGAATTGGCGGATTATCTTTTGGCCCGTACTCAATTGACTTGTGTTTTCGGAACTGCAACAACTGGTGATGAAGTTTATACGGCGGAAGGATTTTTATCAAGCGTTGAAATGAGCGCGGACGCGGAAAACCCCGTTTCTTATAGTGGATCAATCACATTGACTGGTGCGATCACAAAATCAACAAACTAGTAAATTAAACGCGTAACATTATGGCAAACAAAAAAAGAGGGTATTACACCCAAACACTAGGTGGACGCAAAAGAACGTTGCATTTTTCAATGAACTTTTGGGCAAACTTTACGGAAACAATGAACATCCCCCTTGACAAAATCGGTGACGTTTTTGAAGGGGGTTTTTCACTTTCAGCAATTCGCGCAATGATTTATTCGGCCATTCTCGCCAATGATCAAGAAGAAGGAAACGAAATTGATTACAATGAATTTAAGGTCGGCGCGTGGTTAGAAGATTTGACAAGTGAAGATTTGGAAAAAATTATCGCGGCGATGATGGAATCCAAAATTTTAGGGAATCAGCTTAATATGGGTATTGAAAGAAACGCCCAACCGAAAAAAGAAAGTTCGGGAAAGTAGAAGCCGACCCCTTAACGTGGGACACCCTTTTGGATTACTATATTGGGCAAGTCGGCATTTTACCAAACATTTTTTGGGTAAACACTTGGAAGGAAAACCAATTGTTAGGCGAATCGCATTCCATAAAACAAAATTTGGAATGGGAAAGAATTCGTTATTTGGCCACAATGATTCACAACATCAATTGTCAAAAACGTTCCCAAATGATAAAGCCACAAAAACTTTTTCCATTACCACAAGATAAGTATCTAAATGATGGAAAACCTAAATCAACAATGAAACAATTTGAATCGTTTAAGGAAAAAGCAATCAAAGCGGGGGTGAAATTTTAACCCCCTTTTTTTTTGTAAATTTGCGTTATGGCGGAAAATACAATCAAAGTAAAATTTCAAGCGGCGACACAACAATTCCAAAGGGATTTAAAAATTGCCAAAAATTCAATAAAAGGAATCGCGGATCAATCCAAGTCACTTGGGAAATCCTTATCAAAAAACATTTCCGCACCATTGGCCCTTGTGGGTGGTATTGCGGTAAAACAGTCAATGAAATTCGAACGTTTAAAAACGTCTTTGAAGGTATTGACGGGATCAGCCGAAGCGGGTGCGGTAGCATTTGAAAACCTTTCAAAGTTTTCCGCAAAGACGCCATTTCAACTTGATGAATTAGCGAAGGCAAACAATATGTTGATGGGATTTGGTTTATCCGCATCACAATCATTGGAATCATTAAAATTATTGGGTGACGTTGCCGCCGTTTCGGGGGGTGATTTAAATGGTATCACAGTAGCATTTGGACAAGCGGCCGCCGAAGGACGTTTGATGACGCGTGACATTATGCAATTAGTAAACAATGGCGTTCCCGCTTATAAACTTTTGGCGGATGAAGTTGGCGTTTCAAGTGCGGAAATACGAAAAATGGCAAGTGAAGGAAAAATTTCATTTGATATTTTGGTTGGCGCGTTACAAAATGCAACCGCCGAAGGTGGAATGTTCGCAAACGGGATGGAAGTTTTATCGGGTACTTTGGGCGGTGTTACATCAACACTTCGCGACAATTTATCCATTGCATTCGCCGAATTAGGAAATGAAATTGTAAAGGCGTTTGATTTGGTAAACGTTGGGAAACAATTAACGACATTTATTCAAGGCGCAATTGAATCATTTAAAAATTTGGATGAATCTACAAAAAGAACAATTATAATAATTAGCGGTATTGCCGCCGCAATTGGGCCATTATTGGTTTTGGTTGGGACTGTTTTGACACCATTGGCCAAAGGATTTGTTTTGGTTAAAACTGCGGTTTTATTAGCGTCAAACGCGTTTAGAACATTAACGGTTGCAATGTTAGCGAACCCAATCGGTTTAATTGTAATCGGCATTTCATTACTTGTATTGGCATTAAAAGAAGTCGCGGAACATTTATTTCCTACCGTTAATGGTTTTAGGACTTTATTTAATGTAATAAAATCGGGCGGTAATTATACCAAATTCATGGTTCTACAAAGCCAATCAATGGCCGACGGATTAAAAGAAACGAATGAAGAAACATCCGAATTGGAAACAAAGTTGGATGAATTTAATTCAAAAATGAAAACCGCGGGTTCTACATTGGCCGACTTTGGGAAATCAGCACAAAAATCAAATCAAAATACAAGAAATTTAGTTTCAACCGTTTCTGAATTATCAAAGGCTTCTGGAATGATGATTGATTCAAAAAATTTCAGCGTTGGCGGGGTAGGTCAAAGTGGTGTTGGAAAAAAGGACACGGGATTGATGGCCCTTGCGAACATTCCAATTGTTGCGGATGCGGCCATTCAGAAAGTAAGACCATTAACAAAAGAATTTGAAAAATTAAGTCAAACAACGTTAATGTTTAGTGACGCATTAACACAAGGATTTGAAAACTTGTTTGCGGGTGGGGACTTTTTTCAACCAATTATTCAATCATTAAAAAGGTTGATTGTTAAATTAGTGGCGGCGGCATCAGCGGCGGCAATATTATCTATTTTATTGCCTGGCGGTGGCGCAAAATTTGGAGGTGTTAAAGGTATTTTCACTCAATTAGCGGGAATCCCTAAATTCGCCGACGGTGGAATTGTTAGTGGCCCAACACTTGGTTTAATGGGTGAATATGGTGGCGCACGTTCAAACCCCGAAGTCATTGCGCCATTAGACAAATTACAAGGAATGATTGGCGATCGTTCACAAAATATAAACGTGGGCGGTGAATTCCGCGTTCAAGGTCAAGACTTGGTTTTAGCTTTACAACGCGCGGATCGAAATCGCGGACGAATAAAATAATTTATGGCATACGGTGTTAAATTTGAACTGTTTTTTCAAGACGTTGAAGAAAGACGTTTTAAGGTTGAAATTCTGAAAAAAGGTTATTCGGGAACAGTTTACCCTTTGACGGGTACGGGAAAACCCGTTGAAATAATTTGGACGGGTGACGATGATATTTATTCGCCAATTATCGGTTCACGTTGCAAGTTAAATTTACTAACAACAAACGATTCAAATTACGATGATTTTTATAAAGGCGATGAACGTGAATATTTGGTTAAGGTTCTGAAATATGATTCAGTTGGATATTTTTGGGAAGCCGAACCATCGGTTTGGGATTTATACGATTCCGAATGGGATGAACAAACGGGGGGACAAAAGTTTTATCAATCCATTTGGGAAGGTTATTTGGTTGTAGATCGTTTTAAAGAACAAATGGTTCACAAACCTTTTGAAATCAATTTGGAAGCCGTTGACGGCCTTGGAACGTTGGAAGGTTTTGACGCGCCATTTGATTCAGATGACACCGATGTCAAAGAAAATTTATTTTATTATTTAAAGGAAATATTATTATTGACGGGACATAACCATCAAATGTTTATTTCCAACGATACAAGAAAAACAGACGGTGCGACAAACAACACTATTTTCCACGATATTGAAGTCAACAAATACGCGTTATTTACAAAGAACTTAACATTTAGAACGGCCAAAGACATATTGGAACAAATTTTAAAAATAACCAATTCACGAATTTATCATTCTTTGGCGCGTTGGTATATTGTAAACAATTCAACTTTAATTGATACAAGAATTGACCAATTAACGGAAGCACCAAGCGGTGCGGACACATCAGTTGAACCCGCACCAACACCCGATCCCGAAGATGTTATTGATCAACCCGTCATTGATATTTTGGCGAATGGTCAAAGTACATCAACCGTGACAGTTTACGCGGGTGCGCATATTATATTTACAGTATTAAACGCGGGATCGCCTTTGGATAGTTGGACGTGGACATATCCAGGCGGAACAAGAAGCGGAACGGGAACGCCTTCATTGTCATTTATTGCACAAACATCACATAATGGACAAACGGTTTCAATTACGGGTACAAATGAAAGTGGTTCGGATTCGGATTCGGTCACATTAAACGTTTTGACGGGCGATCCGCCGCCGCCCGATTTACCCGAAGATCAAGGTGGAATTATTAAAATAAACGTTGAAAACGGTATTGAAAACACAACGGTGACACCCAATCCCGCGATTTTAGAATTTGAGGATTACGAAGTTGGCGACAATTACACGTTTGATTTTGAATTGCGTTCCAACGGTGGTTTTGAATTAACAAGTGAAGATCAATATTCATTAACCATTTTAGGGGCAACCGCTACAAAAGTAAGTTTGACCAATGGTGTTGCAAAATTCACCGTCACGGGTAATATTGTAAGCGGTGGATTCACGAAAACATTGACATTGAGTGGTAATGTACCGCATAAGCAACACACCGTAACAGTCAATTTTTCGGAAAGCGTAACAAACGCGTCAATTGATGATTCAACGGCGTTCACCTTTACGGGTCAAAGGTTTTCAACTTTTTCAGAAACAAGACGAATAACCCCCGATGCTAATTATTTTTTCAATAACCTTGGAAAGGTTTCCGCGGTATTTACTGATGGAACAAACGTTAGTCGTTCAATGACGTTGAATGATGACGGGACAAGCATTGATATAACAATAAGTGGTCAAATATCAGATCAAGACATTACCGATACTTTGACAATCACGGGGAACGCGATAACATCAAATGACGCAACGGGATTACAATCGGGGGTGACTATTTCAACCGCCGAAACAATTGCGGGTTATGCAACTTATTTATTTACGGGACAATATATTTCGAAACCCGCAAATTCGGGTATTTTTGACGGTCGTTTTGTGATTGATGCGGTTTCGATTGACGGAACGGCAACACCCGTCAATTGGGTGTTTCCCGAACCAGTTGAAGGGGACGAAGAAACAACACAAATCACATTAAGGTTTGCGGGTAATTATTCTTATGGCGGGGTGAGATACGCAAAAGTAAGATTTAAATCAAAATCAAGTGGTACAATTTTACACACTTTAACAATAACACAACCTTCATTAGTTTCATAAATGGCAAAGATTAGAAATTTACAATTGGATTATTTAGAAGGCGGATCGGAAATGATTGATTTCAAAATATTTGATTCGGATGGGACTTATGTCCGAACCGATAATGAAGATATTTTATATAAAACGCCTTTGGATTTAGTTCCATTAAATATGGATTTAATCAAGGAATATGAACGTCCATTGCAAAAGGTTATTTTTGAAACATCATTATCAAATTTGTTTTTCAAGAATAAGAACGCGCATTTTTTACACGGTGATGAAAATTTTGTGATTCAAACACCCGACGCGAATACAACATCGGAAATCATTTCAGATACAAACGAACCCGTCAAAGCATTAAGCGGTGACAAATATTTTAAATCCACAAATCAAACTTTGGACACGGGTGCAATTGCAATGTTGACTATTTCAAGGGCGGATTACACTTTTCCACAAGGGAAACCAATCAAAGTTGGTTTTAATTTTTATTTGGCGACAACTGATAAAACGGATAAATATGAACTTTCATTGAAGGCGGGATTACAAGAAACGTATTCGGTTGGAAGTGGTTATTTAAAGGAATATGATTTTGACAATGACGAATGGATTAATTACAACGGTTCAACAAATAATATGAGTACAAAAACCATTGAAACCGCAACGGTTAATTCATGGGGTAAATTTACGGCCGACATTGGGCCTTATTTGTCAAGTTCATCGGATGATGATGTTTATATTGACATTACAATTGTAAAACCTAAAAATGTACCATCGGGAACCAATTCCGATTTTTCCGCCATTTACATTGACAATTTTTTCATTGCAGAAACGGTTGATTTTAGTGATAATAAAATGACGGCGATTAGAAAACAAAATCCAAGCAATGGAACGTTTTCCGCTAAATTAGAAGTCAAAGACAATATTTTGTCAAATGAAGCGGAAACTGCGGATTATTTCATTGGACGTATTGAAGGCGATTTTAAGCGTCAAAGGGATTCAGTTGGTAAGAAATTGGAACAATGTATCACCGCGGAAATTTTAAACGATTATAGACGCCATTTAAATCGTTATGAAGGGACATTTCGGGATTTAAAAACCGAACCAATGGGTTTTCACAATAAAATCCATATTGATTTCGGTGATCAAGTATTTCAAGAAGATGCAAGTTGTTACATTGATTCAATGAAATTCGATGTTAAGGCGGCGGAATATGATATTACAATGCACGTCCCGAACCAAGATGATGACGTTGGTTCAACTTATAAAACTTTGTTCGAATAAACAACATCCTTTTTTGTTTGTCGGCCCCCATTGTCATTCGTGGCGTGGGGGTTTTTTTTGCTTTTTTTTTAAAATAAATTAAAAAAATTCTTTGATATTAAAAATTTATTTGTATATTTACAATGTAAAACAATAACAATTAAAACAAAGAACAATGGAAAGAAGAACGCAAAGAGTATCAGAACAAATTAAAAGAAACATTGATTTTTTATGTTCAAAAGAAGGTTGGAAAG